GGACATTTAACCAAATTATAAAAAAGTGGAAAATATCACAGAGACTAATTCGGGAACAAATGAAGAAGCGGACGAAAGCTACAGGGAAAGAATAAGGGAAATTCCTGAAAGCTTTACAACTGCGGGTAGTTCGGGAGCCTATACATTTTGGGCAAAAACAGCAAGTACTAATATTATTGATGTTAAGGTTCATTCTCCTAGTGCTACTAATGTAGATGTATACATTTGGACAGATACCGGTACAGTGAGTCAGGAACTTAAGGAAAAAGTAAAAGCAGTACTAAATGATGAAAATGTGCGTCCTCTGACTGACAATGTAAATATCAAAGAGCCGAATAAAATCAGCTATAGTATAGATTTTGATTATTATATTGATAAGGATAATGAAACACTTGTAAATATTATAAAATCTAATGTTGATAAAACTATCCAGGAATTTATTAATTGGCAGAAAGAAAAGATAGGCAAGGATATTAATCCGGACGAACTGATTAAAAGATTAAAAATTGCCGGAGTAAAAAGAGTGGTACTAAGAAGCCCTGCATTCCAAAAATTAGATTTTAATCAGATTGGAATAAATAATGGTATAACAAGCAACTATCAAGGAGTTGAGGAGCTATGATAACTGTACAGGATTTGAAATTAACTTATATAGCTGCAAGCTCAACTCTGACTGATGAACGGACAAGATGGATTTACGAATCTATAGATTATGCAATATCGAATCAGAAGAAAAGGATCATGGATAAGTTTTTTCTGAATATTGATAAGCTTACAGAAACTGAGATTGATTATCTTCTGTGGGAATATCATGTTGACTATGTTGGAGAAAATGCCAGTCTTGAAAATAAAAGGGAACTTGTAAAAATAGCTGTAATTGCACATTTTAACAAGGGAACGCTTGGAAGTGTAAAGGCTATCTGTAAAATTCTTTTTGGAAATGCAGAAATAAAAGAATGGTTTGAGTATGGTGGTCGACCAGGATATTTTAAAATATCTACTTTGGGAGAACTTAAAGATGAAAAGGACTATCTGAAAGTGCTTGAGGTAGTAAATGAATATAAGAATGAACGAAGCTGGCTTGAAGCACTGACATTTGACAGGACTGCAGAGTTTGGAAAGCATATTGGGATATTTTCTGAAAAGCAGATAATAAATATTCTGAATGAGCGAAACTTTGAACTGCCTTGGATGGAACAGAATTTAAGTGAGGGAATAATAAATGTAACTGTAAAAGAAAATACAATAGGAATTAGATAAGGAGGTAAAAATGGCTAATTACATAGGTTGGATATTGACTAACAAAGGAAGAGAACTTCTTGCAAAGGCAATAAACAACGAGACAAAAATAAATGTAACAAAATTTAAAATTGGAGCAGGATATAACACAGGAAATGACAGAGAACTAACAGATTTATTGGATAAAAGAAATGAATTTCCAGTTAATTCTTATGAAAGAAAAGAAAATGGGATAGTGGAATTTACATTTATAGTATCGAATAAGACAGGGACAGGAGAAAGCACAATAACAAATTCTTATAAAATATCAGAAATGGGAATATATGCTCAGGACGATTCAGGAACAGAAATTTTATATGCATACAATAAAGGAACAGACGGAGATTATATCCCAGTTTACAACGGGAAAAATGCTATTGATATTGTAGAAAAGTGCATTATTATAATCGATCAGGCTGCAACATTGAATGTAACAATAGACAATTCAATGACGTATTTAACAAGAGATTCAGCAGATAGAAGATATTTGGAAATACAGGCATTAGCAAAAATAATTGGCTTAGAGTTTGGAGGAAACATACAAGACGCAGGAGCAAAAGTCACTGGGTAGTTCTACTATGATAAGGCACTTAAATATTATTATGAATGCATTGCTAACAATAATTTAACATACAATGACGGCTCTAAATTTAGAGCGATAAGTAATAAGCCAATACTGGATAAAGTGGAAAATTTATACAAAGTGCAGCAGGCGAAACTTTACGTACATTCTGAAGCAACAGGGCAAGGGAGAACAACTTGCAACATTATCCAAAAAGTCGGAAACGTAGTAACTATCGTATTTGATAGTGGAGATACTTTGAGATATACGAGTGATAATACTGTAATTTTCAGCATTCCCGAAGGCTATAGACCCAAGTCTTTTCTGTCTGTAAATGCATCGCAGTTCAACGGAACTGCTGGGACAATTTATATTCAACCAGACGGAACTGCTAAATGGCGAGGTTCAACGGTGTCTACAGCAAGCATAATATTTTCAGTTAGCTACATCATCTAAGCTAAGTTTATTTAGCCAAATACACTGAATTAATATATAAAGCAGAATTTGTTCTTGCTCCACGCCACACTACATTACCATTTGTTTCTATATGAGCAGCTCCGCCGCTTGCTGAATTGATTATTCCGACAGAAACTGGAGTTAGGAACTTTGGACGAAATTTTTCTGGAATATTAAAAAGTACTTCTCCATAATTCCGACCATTGTATACTTCGTTTGAGTCCAGAGTTAAGATACAAATACTTCCGATTTTGTGAATTATTCCGACTGTGAGCCTTGGATCTATTGAATGACTCTCAACATTGGATAAATTTTCCAATTTACACATAAGCTATACTTAAAAATAAAAGTATAGGAGTGATTCAAATGAACAAAAATTGGGAAATCTACAAGGAATATCTGAACAGTTGCATAGTGAGAAACGAAAGTGTAAAAAACACAACATATAGGACTTATGCAAACAATATGAAACAATTTATTGAGTATTTGCAACAATATGAAAATAATTATTATTTGTTGAATAAAAAGAAGTCAAAAAATATGGTTGGAATTTTGGAACGTTATATAAGACATTGTAGGGAAGTAAAAAATAACAATGCAAGGACTATCAACAACAAAATAACAGCAATAAGTAGCTTTTACATATGGGCTGTTAAAAGAGATTTAATAGCGGTACATCCATTCAGAGATAAATTGGACAGGTTAAAAGTTACAGACTTAGAAAAGCGAAGAAAAAGCTATTATTTAAGCAGTAAAGAAATAGTGGAAATACAAGTGAAAATGAAATTGTCCAAAAAATATGATTTGCAAGACAGGATTATATTTAACTTGATTATTGATACAGCTTGTAGGATTTCGGCATTGCAATCGATAAAACTAGAAAATATTGACTTAGAAAATGGAATAATTGCTGGAATTGTGGAAAAAGAACAAAAAATTGTGGAATTTGCAATTTTTGAAGAAACGATAGAGCTTATAAAGGAGTGGTTAAAATGTAGAAAAAACAGTGCTGAATACTTATTTGTTACTAAATATAGAGGAATATTCAAACAAATGAGTAAAAGCACTATAAGAGATAGAGTAAGAAAAATAGGAAAACTTGTTGGGATAGATAATTTATATCCACACAGCTTGAGAAAAACAAGCATTAATCTACTAGCAGAAGTTGGTGGAATTGACTTAGCGAGTGAATTTGCAAATCATTCAGGAGTAGATGTTACAAAAAAACATTATATAAGAAAAACTACTGCAGTAGAAAAAAAGTCAAAATTACTTGAAATGAGGAAGAAAATTGGTTTTTAGGAGGAATAATAATGATAATCTATATTTATGAAAAAGATACATTGCAATTAATAGCACAACCAATGACAGCGGGAATAGAACGTTTTAAAGAAAATCCTAGTTTATTTTTTCCGGACTGGGATCCTAAAACAATGGCATTTGCAACATCATTACTTTCAAATCCTGTTATTGATACAGAAACAGGAGAATTAAGAGAAATGACAGAGTACGAACAGATTGTTGCTGGAAAACTCTTTTTAGTGGACGGAGAGTATTTAGACGAAAAAACTAAATCTGTTAAAAGAGTTGCAAAACCGAATGACTGGAGTATCTGGGATAGAGAAAACAAAAAATGGAAAGTGGATAACACTTTGATGAATGAAAGAAAAAAAGAACTTAAAGATAAGCTGTTACAGGACTTGGCAGAAGCAAAGTCTAATTATTTAAATCAGACAATAGAAATTGAAAAAGCTGGAAAGAAATACACGTTTGAAAATAACGAAAAAAACAGAAACAGACTATCACTTAAAATATCTTTGATGTGGGTGCTGGAACAGGACAAAATCGAAAAAGTGAAAGCACAGAACAATAAAGGGCTTATTGAATTTATAGAATTAAATAAAGCAGAACTGAAAGTTTTAGCTGGAAAAATACAGGATATTATAGAAATTGCAGATATAGCTGAACAAACAGCTGTAACAGGGTTGGAAAGATACACCATTGAGCAGTTGTTAGAGCTTGATGTAAATGACTTTTTTAAAAACTAGGAAAGGAAGTGGCATAAATGGGTACAAGATTCGACAAAATTTTTAGTTACATGCTATTTGTCGAAGGTGGATATAGTAATGATAAAAACGACAAAGGCGGAGAAACGACGTGGGGAGTCACTAAAGATGAAGCAAGAAGAAACGGATATAATGGCTCTATGAAAAATTTAACACAAGATTTTGCAAAAAAAATACTTGAAAAAGGATATTATCTGAAACATCATTTAAATGAAGTGAAAAACGATAAAGTCGCACTATCAATATGTGACTGGAGTTTTAATTCAGGAAGATGGGCAACTAAAAAGGCACAAGTAACATTAAATAGCTATTTTGGGTATGATTTGGTTGTAGACGGTATTTTTGGTAGTAAAACCATAAAGGCGTTAAATGAAGTAGAAGAGCAGGGGAAATCTGAAGAATTTTTGAAAAATTATCATAATTTGCAAAGAAAATTTTATCACTCTATTGTGGAATGCAACCCAACTCAACAAGACT